AGTTTATACATTTCAGCTTTAGGGTCGATGCCCCATTCTTCTGCAGCTTCTGCTAATGCTCTTTCATTTTTACCGTAGCCTAAATAGCGCCACGACAAACTGTTAAGATCATATCGAAATCTGTTCTCATCTGTTACAGCTGCAGCAATCATGGTACAAACAATATCGCCGTTGATTTTAAATCCCATCTTTTTTAGCCAGCAGACATCATACATAGCATTGTGAAAAATTTTTGTGGAAGTAGATTCTAAAATATCTTTGAGCCAGTATAAAACTTTGACTCTATCCATATTGCCTCCGCCTTCGTGGGCGATAGGAAAATATCCTTTATAATGTTTTGTGGCTACAGCAATACCAATTACTTCGCCATTACCAATAATAGAACCAGATCCTTTTTTAATTAAATCTGGATCTCGTGTTTCTAAATCAATTGCAATTTCATCTACCTGTCGTAGGTCTGGAAATTCTGTGGGTTTAACCCATTCAGTCTGTGCTTCAAACTTAGGTATCTTCATAGATTTCCTAGCAAAAAATAACAATACAAACAGAGTAAAGTTATTAACAACATATAGTGAGGAATATGAGAAGGTTCCTTCATGAATAATCCCTTTCAATAATCATATCTATAAAATGTTTGGCTTTCAATAAGTCTTCCTTTCCATTCTTCATACTATGTCGAATGATATATTTTATAACGCATCCTTCTGGATAAAGCAACTTATTATCGATCACAAATTTACTTGGTTGAATTTTAAATTTCTGATAATGTGATCCTCCAATTTGTTTATCCCAAACTTTCGATGTCATATCCTTTTGCCTCCTTTTTTGCTGTCATGATATATAAATTTTGTGATGTTCTTGTGACTCCGACATACCAGACTCGGTTTTCTTCATCTGCTTTTTCAAAACTTTTGTCTACTGCTTCTCTAATAGTTTTAGTGTTGTCTAAAATTAATAAAACGTTTGTTGCTTCTCCACCTTTTGCAGAATGAATTGTGGATAATTTTATTCTTGCATCTTTAGATAGTTCTTCTTCATGGCGTAACATTTCTCTGATATATAAACATTCCTCGGGATCCACAGTAAATACATCAAACCATCTTTCCGTGTGACTAAATCCGAATTCTTTTAAGTCATAAAGCCTCTCTTCCTTCACATTAAAATGACCAGAAGGGATACAATTAAATACATCTTTTATTTCTGTTAGAGATAACTTATCCTGTTTATCGGACCACCTTGTGTAGTTTACAATACTTCTAAACAATGATGTCTTATAACTTTTGCGACCCTTAATTTGAAAATAGATTCCCATGTCTCTTAGGATTGGTTTAATTTTATCCAGTCGATCGTTTGTTCGTGCAAGAATTAACCAGTCTCCTGCGGATAGAGGAGCATCTTCTATTGAAGTTATATGATCTACAAATCCTTCTTCTTCCCTGGCTTTCCAATGCTTTCTGATTCTTCTTTCATCAGGAATTCTGTCTAAAATTTTATCTGCTAAAATTTGAACTTGTCTAGGAACTCTGTGCGATTGTGGCAAAATAATGTCTTTTTTAGAAGGTTCATCTTGAAATTTTTTAACATCTGCTCCAGCCCAGCCATAAATTGCTTGATCATCATCACCAGCTAGTATAACATATTTGGAATTTTCCCTTATAATATCTACCATTTTCCACTGTACAGGGGATAAATCTTGGGCTTCATCAATAAACACGATGTCATATTTCGGACACAATTCGGCCACATTAAATTTTTCGATCATGTCGGTGAAATCTTTTAATTTAAAAGAGTTCTTATAATTTTCGACCTCATCTTTTAAAATTTGTAGAAGTTGTTTATCTAAAGTGGGAGAATACATATCTGTGTTGTATTCCTCTTTGATCGAAACACCCTTAATTCTTGCTGCGTTTATTAGATTAAAGTATTCACTATTTGAATCTATGAATCCTGTAGTTTCTTGTCCATCGGAATAAACCGTAACTTCTATGCCGAGACTTCTTCCTATATCTTCGTAGTGTTCATCCTGCATAACTTCACTTTTTTTCATACCCAATCTCCAAAAAGCTAAAGAATGAAGAGTTCTAAAATGTTTTAAATTTTTACGTTGGAGGTTTTTATCTGCGTCTAACATTCTATCAACAGCTTCATTGGCTGCTTTTTTAGTAAAAGCAAAGTATCCTATCTTATCTAACGGAGTTCCAAGTTTATAAAAAGTTTTTGCATAGTTAATAAGTCTGGTTGTTTTCCCTGTTCCCGGAGGCCCGTATATTTTTCTGCTAATCACATTATCTCCGTTTTATGTTTTACTTTTGTATGATGAATAGGTACCTCTTCAAAAGATTTTATATTTATTTGCACCACGTTTTTGGTAGATGAATTATGTCTACCTTTCTCTTTTGTAGGAAATCGTTTTTGTTCCAGAAACTGGATCTCGCACTCTCGGTAAGTATGCTGCATAATACGTCCTGTTTTTTCTTCTTTATATTTCCAATCTTTAGCTTTTAATCTGTCGTATAATTTTTCGAATTTAAAAAATGCATATTCTCCTTCAATAAGGACAGACCCACTTTTAAATGCTGCATCATTCACAGCCCTGGGTCCATTAATTTTTGCGTGTAGAACATCATGTAATTTTTCTCGAGGAGATGTTCCTATCGGAGGCTGTACTTTTGTCTGAGTTTTATATAATTCCTCCATTACTTTTTGTTCGTCATCACCTTTAATAAGAGGAGGTAAGAATCCCGCTGCTTTTGCTATTGCATTTCTACGTTTACGTTGGTCATTTAAATGTTCAATTGATCTACAAAATACTGTAGCAGTAGCGATACCATCTGGTTTAGTTACATCAAATTCATATTCAGGTTCTTCAAATATTTCTATCTTTCGTAAGTTAGTTAATACCGGGTAAGATCCTTTAGATCCCGCAAGTACACCAAATCTTTTTTTAACGCAGATACCTTTTTTACAAAAATCACTAAGAGGACTCTGTGTGCAGGTATAACCTTTGTCGGATCTTTTCCATGATTTTAATTTGGCACTTAATATTTTATCATCCCATGCATTTGCATGTCGTTCTTCAAAAAATTTAACTGGAGCATTTTTTACTTTCTGTTCCCAGCCATCTGGATACTTCATTTTAGCAAAGACATGATAGTTGTACATAAATCTATCTTTGCCATCAAACCCATCTTTGTTAGATATTTTAGATATGTCCGCCAGACAGGGTGGCCCATCCATTAAATCGGCGTCCGTCCCTTCATATATTTTTTTATCTATATTGGTGGTAATAATTTCTAACTGACCCTTAGAAACTAGATTTGCCTCCACTACTTCTAAAAATTTATCTATTTCAAAGGGAGTACCATCTATATTTAAAGCTCTTCTTTTACCTCCGTAGTATGGCAGGTTAATAAATTGTCCTGGTTTTAATTTTCCAGTTTCTTCGTCTCGTGTGAGTTCTGTTTGTTTAGGAAAGATTTCGTTACTAGGTTTTAGTTTAAAGAGAGGAAGTAAATTAGTTAAAAAAGATCTAACCGCTTTGGCATCTATGAACTGATCCATAAATAAACATAAATGTAGACCACCACTTTTAGATTCAATAGGTATTAAAGGTAAATCATAATCCTGTATTACGTCGATAAAAAATTTTCTATTAAAATCATCATAATCTTTTGGATCAACATCTACAACACCTAGTCTTGTTTCTGCGTCTTCGTTACAAGGCTGAATACCAATAGATAACTTACCATTTAAATGGGCTTGGTAGACTTCTTCTGTGAGAGGCTCATAGTTCCATCTGTATACTGGTTTCTTCTTTCCGCTTTCTGGGTCTATCTTTGCTTCCTGGTGTTCAAAGTCAGCTAGTCCATAGGCAGCCCGATAACCATCAAAAAATTTTATATATCTTTTATCCATAACTGATCATGTGGGCCCTTCAGTCTCCGTCCAGGCCCACATTGTGCACTCATTCTCTTAGAGAATTAGATAATACTTTCCTTTGGTTTATCTTCGCCATGTTTAGTTTTCACAGAGCCTTTGGCTATGCTTTCACTAAATGTTTTGGCTTGATTATACAAAGTTGTATCAGTTATTGGGCCATTC